ATGTGGTACGTAGTCCTAGAGGTAGAGTGAGTCATTTCACTCAAATAAAAAACTATCCTGTGCAGTCCTTTGCTACAGCAGATATAGTTCCTGTTGCACTGTGGCAATTTGACCACATGTTACGTAACAAAAAGTCTTGCGTAGTGAATACTGTGCATGATAGTATAGTCATTGATGTACACCCTGATGAATTGGATTGGGTAATACACGTAGTCCAAAGCACAAACGATAATATCAAGGATATAATACGTGAGTGGTTAGAGGTAGATTTCAATGTTCCTTTGTTATTAGAGGCAAAAATAGGTAATAATTGGCTTGACATGAAGGACGTAACGTAGTATAACTTATGCTCTTTTGAAAAACATGTAGAGGAGAAAAACACATGGCAATGATAGAAACAATAGATACTGAAAACTATGAAGTAATGGCTAAAGCAATGGGCATATCAGCAGATGCTGGTACTAAGAGTGCTCAAAGCAATCTAGCTAGATTACGCATTAGTCATGCACCCATTATGGGTGACACTGAAGTTAAAGGTAAGAAGGTAAAGATGGAAGTAGTACCAGGAGGATACTACAGACTAGATGTACCAGATGGTAATTCATCTGTAGCATCAGGCATGTACTATGCACCTGTTGCAACAATAAGAACTTTTCTACAACGCTTTATGTACAAGCGATTTATTAAAGGATCTGGATCTGTTCCTAACAGGTTCGTTAAGACTGTCATGGGTGATTCACTCAAGATAGATCTTAAAGATAATGATGGTGGCTTTAACTGTGGTAAGCCTACAGGTTGGATCAAAGACTTCAAGGCATTGCCACAGTCACAGCAAACATTAATTAAAGAGATCAAGCGTACACGTGTAATATTTGGTTTGCTAGATCTTAAAGATGTAGTTAATGAGAGTGGTGACGAGGTTACACAAAAGATTGAGTCATTTCCTTTTATATGGGAGATAGACAATCGTAATGCTTTTAAACTATTGGGTGACACCTACAATGCATTCAATAAAAAGAAGTTGTTACCTATCTCACATACAATATCATTCGGTACTGAAGAACAGTCATTACCTAATGGTAGTAGTTTCTATCTACCTACTGTGAATGCAGACTTTAATAATGCATTGTCTATATCACAGGAAGACCATGAGACATTTAGTAACTTCATGGGTTGGGTGGATAACTATAACAACTACATTGTTTCTGAATGGAACAAGAAGTCAGAGTCACTGTCATCCAGTGATGAGAAAGTTCTAGATGAGTTTCATTCACTTGATGATGAAGCACCCTTCTAAATGAACCATCCTGCTGAACTGACGTTAGCACAGTACATGACAGATGCAGCCAATGGTAAGGCTGTGATGTCTGATGCTACTATTGAAAAAATAGGCAAGGACGTTATGGATGCGCTAAAGCGTCAGTTTGGTGGAGGTACTAAGCGTAAGGACTTTGCACTGAGGATGTCTAATGTAGGTAGACCTTCATGCCAACTGTGGTTCCAGAAGAACCGTCCTGATGAAGCTACACCTCTGCCAAGTAACTTTGTTATGAACATGATGTTAGGAGATATAGTAGAAGCAATATTTAAAGGGTTGTTAACAGAAGCAAAGGTAGCATTTGAAGATGCAGATCACGTTGCATTGGAGATACCAGAAGCAGATGTTACAATTAATGGTACATATGATATAGCTATTGATGGTGCAGTTGATGATATTAAGTCTGCATCTGATTGGTCTTATCGTAATAAGTTCAAGTCCTTTGCATCACTGAAGGAGAGTGATTCCTTTGGATATGTAGGACAGTTAGCAGGATACGCACATGCATCTGGTCTAAAGGCTGGAGGTTGGTGGGTGATAAACAAAGCCAATGGTAGCTTTAAATATATTCCTGCTAATGGTCTTGACATGGTGGAGGAATTGTATAAAATAAAGAAGACTGCTCTAGCTGTGAAGAGTGACAAGCTAGAACGGTGCTTTGATGCTGTTGATGAAGTATTCAACGGTAAAAAGACAGGCAACAAAATACTAGGATCAGAATGTGGCTGGTGTTCTTACAGATATGCCTGTTGGCCTACATTAAGAGAACTGCCAGCATTAAAGTCACGTGCAAAGGAACCAAAGACAGTTTCTTACGTGCATATAAAAGAGGAGGATAATGATGAAAGAGTTTCCTGAAGAAAGTTATCTTGAGGCAAACCCTGATGTTAAGGAAGCTGTTGAGAATGGACAGTTCCGTAATGGTAAGCATCACTATGATGCGTTTGGCAAAAACGAAAATAGGAAAGGACTAGATGAATGGCAAACGAGTTAGAAGATCTAGAAAACTCTATCAAAGACATGGAACAGCAACTAGCTGAAATGAGGCGAGAGTATAGAGAAAAGAGCACATCAGCTTTACGGTTAGCATTAGAGGCACGTAAAGAAATAGATGCAACTATACGTGATGAATTGAAGTCGCTAGGCTATAAAAGTGTTCCAGCTTATGTTGCTGGTAGTGTTAGGAGATATTACTAACACGTGATGAACTATACTAAGTATGCTCATGCAAGGAAGTATGGGTACAGGTCAGGCTTAGAGAAGAAACTTGCTGATTATCTTGAGTTATTAAAAGTAAAGTATGACTATGAGACAATCAAAATTGAGTGGGAAGATCTAGCTTACCGTACCTATACTCCTGATTTCATATTGTATAACGGTATAATTATTGAGACAAAAGGTATGTTTACAGCAGCAGATAGACGTAAACATATTTGTATTAAGAGACAGCATCCTAAGTTAGATATACGTTTTGTGTTTGAGAACAGTAAACGTAAGCTACGAAAAGGTGCTAAAAGTACATATGGTCAGTGGTGTTTCAAACATGGTTTTGAATATGCTACTAGAGTTGTGCCTGAAGAATGGCTAAAAGAAAAAGGAAAGAACAAACACAAAAAGTTTATATGTTTTACTGGAACTAAAAGGAGAGTGGTATGAAGAAACCTACGCCTACTGACTTTGAACCAAATGATTTTGTTATAAGACTAAGACCACACATGGAACAGGAAGAATGGAATGGTGATGTAGATATAAGCATTATGTGGGATGGCAGTAACCATTTATCAGAAGATGACTTCTTTAGGTTCATGCATTTAGTTAAGATGATATGTGCTTCTGTGCCAATGATGGAAGACAACCCTGTATTACGTAATGACATTAGTGACTTTGTATACGAGTCTTACAGCACGTTAGAAAATGACAAACCAGTGCCACAGAATCAGGCAGAAATACTTGACAGACAGGGCAATGTAGTGTATTTATCTTTTAACACAAAAACAAAAGGATCTGCATAATGGGAGTATTAACTATGGGTGATGAAACTATTACTATTGAAGACACTAAAGGCATGGGTGGGCCATTTACCTTTTCATCTTTTGATATGGTAAACCATCCACCACACTATAATCAAAGTGGTGTAGAGTGCATTGACGCTATCAGTGCTGCTACAGGTGATAACTTTAAATACTATCTACAAGGTAACATAATGAAATACTTATGGAGGTTTGATTACAAAGGTAAGGCTGTTGAAGACCTCAACAAAGCTAAATGGTATTTGGATAAACTAATAGAGCACATGGATAAATGATGAAAATAAAAGTCCTCTTAACTATGTCCATAGATACAGAAGAGTATCCAGTACCCTCTGATGGAGATGTAGCATCTGAAATAAATGATGCATTGCGTGAATATCTGCATGACCTAGATGGTGCAGAGATAGTAACACTAAAAACTATTATGGAGAAATGACATGCATACTAATAACTATTTAACTTCTGACTATCAAAACTTTATTGCACTATCTAGATATGCCAGGTGGAAAGAGGATGAGCAAAGACGAGAAGGCTGGTTAGAGACAGTAGAAAGATATTTTAATTATCTAACTACGTACATCAAAGATACGTATGGCTATGATATGCCAGACAAACAACGCAAAGAGGTAGAGGGTGCAGTGCTAGATCTATCTGTCATGCCTAGCATGAGAGCGTTGATGACTGCTGGTGCACCACTAGATAGATGTCACGTAGCTAGTTACAATTGCTCATACATAACTGTAGATACACCAAGAGCGTTTGATGAATGCATGTATATACTTATGTGTGGCACAGGTGTAGGCTTCTCTGTTGAGAGACAATACGTTGAAAAGTTACCTGTGGTAAATGAGGAGCTAGAACCTACAAGTACGATTATTAAAGTAGGAGATTCACGTGAGGGTTGGGCAAGAGCACTCAAAGAACTCCTAGCTATACTGTATGCAGGACAGATACCCATGTGGGATGTCAGTGAGGTAAGACCTTCAGGAGCAAGGCTGAAGACATTTGGAGGCAGGGCATCTGGTCCTGCACCACTTGAAGACCTGTTTAACTTTTGTGTTCAGAAATTTACTAATGCAGTAGGACGAAAGTTAAGCCCACTAGAATGCCATGATATTATGTGCAAAATAGGTGAGGTAGTAGTCGTTGGTGGTGTAAGACGTAGTGCACTTATCAGTCTGTCTGATATTGAAGATGATCAGATGAGACATGCTAAGTCAGGGCAATGGTGGGAGCATGAAGGACAACGTGCACTAGCTAACAATAGTGTAGCATATGCACAGAAACCAGACATGGGTACATTTATGCGTGAGTGGCTATCTCTATATGAAAGTCAGTCAGGTGAACGTGGTATATTCAACAGGCAGTCAGCAGTAAAACAAGCAGCTAAAAGTGGCAGGAGAGATACTGAGCACACGTTTGGTTGTAATCCCTGCTCTGAAATAATACTAAGACCATATCAGTTCTGTAATCTATCAGAGGTTGTTGCACGTGAAACAGACACGTTGGATAGTCTCAAGAGAAAGGTTAAGTATGCAACCATATTAGGCACTATGCAGTCTACACTCACTAGCTTTAAATACCTACGTAAGGTATGGAAAGATAACACAGAAGAAGAAAGACTACTTGGTGTGTCTCTTACAGGCATCATGGACTGCCCACTACTAAATGGTAGTCAGAATAGTCTACAGGCAGTGCTGACAGAACTAAAGAAGGTAGCAGTAGATACAAACAAAGATATGGCAAAGAAGCTAGGCATTAGTGTATCCACTGCCATCACCTGTGTTAAACCATCAGGTACTGTATCACAGCTAGTTGATAGTGCTAGTGGCATACACACAAGGCATAGCAGGTACTACATTAGAACTGTACGTGCAGACAACAAAGATCCTATGACACAGTTTATGATGGACATGGGCATACCAAATGAACCTGATGTTACTAAACCACTAGAGACTACAGTGTTTAGCTTTCCTACAGTAACACCAAAGAGTGCTATGGTACGTGATGATATGACTGCACTAGATCAGCTAAACATATGGCTAGACTACCAGAACTACTGGTGTGAACACAAACCATCTGTCACTATATCTGTCCGTAAAGATGAATGGATGGATGTAGGAGCATGGGTATACGAACACTTTGATGATGTGTCAGGTATCAGCTTTCTACCACACAGTGAGCATGTATACAAACAAGCACCTTATCAAGAGGTAAACAAAGAGACATGCTTAGAGATGGTAGCACGTATGCCTACTAAGATTGATTGGAGCAAACTATCTGACTATGAAAAAGAGGATGGCACTACTGGTGCTAGAGACTTAGCATGTTCAGCAGGTGTTTGTGAGGTAGTAGACTTAACTAATTAAAGGAGATTAAAATGATGAAACTATTTGATAATGATCAGGCATGGGAGAATGGAACAGGTTATATAGTGATACCTGATCATGCACAATATTGTTTTGAAGTAGACTTGAATGATGGCTATGTCTCTGAAGTAAATAACCAAGACGTATCTGATGAAGTAAGAGATAAAGTTTGGGATGCTTTAGATATACAGTTTAGTCAGTCGTATATATCAGACATACGTGACGCTATTCATAGGATACGTGATGAGCATGTGTGTGAAAGAATTGTTAATGGCAAAGAAAGAGTATGGAAAACTAATCCTTGGGTATTTGTAAATCCTATAAAAGAAAAAGAAAGAGATAATGATGAGTATGAGAAGGAACTTAAATAAAAACGATGCACCTCTGAAGATACAGTTTAAGAAAGGCTACCATGCCTTTCAAAGAGGCGCTAAGTATACCAACCCATACAGGCATAACTCTATGCAATATAGAGAATGGGAGCGAGGCTATAACAAAGCCTACTTTGAGAATCTGAGAAAGGTAAAGTATGAAGAGCAGTCTAGAACAGTCAGCAATTAACTGGTTAAAGGAGAGATATGCTATGTTAGATTTTAATGATTATCAAAAGATAGCAAAGACTACAGCAATATATCCTGATCAATACAAGATAACATACCCTGCACTAGGACTTGTTGGTGAGGCAGGTGAGGTAGCCAACAAAGTCAAAAAGATTGTACGTGATGGTGAGGATAAGATGCCTAGTGATTGGAAGGAGCAGTTAGCATCAGAGATAGGTGATGTACTGTGGTATTGTGCAGCACTGGCATCAGATTTAAACATGTCACTTGGTGTGATTGCTGCACAGAATAAAGAGAAGTTAGAAGCTAGACTAAAGAAAGGTACGATACAGGGTAGTGGTGACAAGCGTTAGTTTATTTTATTTTACCTGTTTTTGTTAAAGCTAGTATATCTTCTTCGTTATGAATATCAGGTTCTCTACCATTCACATATCTAAAATTAAGCACAGCCATTTTCTTTTCTTGTCTGCTTAGTTTTCTGTACTTTTCTAATGCTATTATGTATAGTCTATTTTCTGGAGCTACTTCTTTGTACCCTGTAACGAAAGACGATTTTAGTTTAGCATAAAACTTTAAGAACTTATCTTTCATGTGTTCTTTTACAAACTGTTCTTTTGATATGGTTTCTTTAAAACCAACTTTTGCTTTTGCTCTTCTGTCATATAGTTTCTCAAACATGTCTTTGCTATCATTTAATGTCGCAACTAAAGAAGGTATGTATTTAGCTAAAAATTTATTTTCTTCTCGTTTTAGTGAAGGTATTTTAGACTTACTAGCTAGTTTGTAAGATTTAATACCAAAACTTTGTAGCATCTTTCCTGCCTCATTAGGCAACTCCTCATAACCTAAACCAAGAAATGCTCTTTCCATGTTGCGGATACGAGTATTTCTACCATATAAATCTGTTCTCTCTGGTAGTCCTTCTTCTTCTTTAGGAGACATAAATATAGCTTGTTGTCTAAAAGGACGTATAAACTCTTTAGTAAATGCAGAAATAGCTCCTTGACCTGGTGTTGGATCTTTTGCAACATCTTTCTTTACACTTCCTCTATAACCTGTGCCTCTTTCTAAATCAACTATTTGAGCCATAGGAACGAAAAAAGTTTGCAAATACTGAGCTAACGCTTTACCTCCTGCTTTAGCTAACTTATTATCCATGAGAACATTCCTACCATCTTGGAATAAAATTTCACCTATTTCTTGTGTGATACCCTCTCCAACACCTCTTCTAAGTGGTGCTCCTATGTATGTTTCAAGACCCTCTGCACCAAAGTCAGATGTAAGGAAATCAGCTAACTGATCAGAGCCTCCTTCCATAAACTGTTTTATCATTTCCCCAACGTATAAAAATTGTCTTAGTGGATATTGAGGTGTTACATTGACCCCTTCTTTGTCGGACGTTCTAATTAATTTATAGTCTTCTGGTGCGTTCTCACTTGTTCTATATTGATATGCTCCCAATATCGCAGCAGCACCAACTAAATTTCTGGTAACTCTTTGTCTTTGTTTAGCAT